AAATGTCATTATCCTGCGCGAAGTAATTAATTTCTTTTTCGTCGCTCAGCCAGATATTCAGGGCTTCACGAAAATAACCGGCGGCACGGTCGAGGGCGCGGTGTCTGACCAGCTCCGGCTGGCCGTTCAGCGCCTTTAATTCCGGTGCCAGCACGGCGGCAAGCGTTGCGCCGTGCTGCTGCATAAATCCGTCAAGGCCGTTCTGCATACTGACGCGCTGTAATGCTTCATGCGAGCGGATATAGCGACCGGCCGCCTGGTTAATCTGCCATTTTTTCACGTCGATACTTTCACGCAGCTCCGCGAGTCTCACCGGGCAGTTTTCACTGTCACCGGTCAGATGCCGATACAGCGCCTGCTCTGCCTGCGACAGTTCAGCTTTAAGCATAAGCCAGGCGGTTTTGTCTGCCTGACAGACTTCAGAGGCCTGTTGTGTGGTTAATGTGGTCACGGTTGTTTTCCTGTCAGGTTACTGCGTGGCGGATGGTCGCTGCGTTCTGGCCCTGCCGGACTCAGCTTTAATAAAATCATCCGCCTCCCCCCCTTCTGACGGTGGGCGGATAATGCTGTCGATGGATTCCATCGAACGGAAACTTGCTGAACAGAGCAGATTGGTGCACTGGTAATAGCGGTGTTTCACACTTTCCGACAGATAGCGGCTTGTGCGGGCGTGCGCCGCCTGTTTGCAGAACGGGCAGTGGATCATGATTTACTCCTTCATCCCGTTACCGGCTTTTTTTGCGGCCAGTGACTGCGCGAGTTTCAGACGGCTGACCGGGCTGTCGTAGAGCTTCATATCCACGCCGGTCAGCGCCGGGCGGTGCATGCCGGTGACGGACAGCACCGGCTCCTGGTCCATGTCAAACTGATACATGACCGTCCTTCTCATCAGGCTTTCCCCGAGTTCACGGGCAGCGGTGGCGTGTGCCGCCGTGTCTCCCCGCAGCTCCAGCGAACGGATACGCAGCACAAAAGCACGTACCAGCGTTGTGTCGATGCCGGTCTGCGCACAGGCCCATTCCCCGTCTGCATAGGTAGTGAATGCCGTGTTGTGGTTGGCCGTGTATTTACCGGCCGTGCCACATGCAGCGAGCATCGCGCGGGATTTATCGTCCTCCAGTTCAGCAATCAGGGCGGTGAATTCTTCAGCCAGCTCGCGGCTGGCGATACGCTGACTGTGTTCGGCTTTCATTTCGGGGGTGATGTTGCCGCGCAGGCTGCGGAACCGGCTGCGCCAGCTCTGCTCCGCCTCAGCGCTTTCATCCAGTGCGGCCTGCCGCTCCTGCTCGCTGCGACGAATGGCCGCCTCGATGTCATACAGCTTTTTCATGGCAGCCATATGCGCGTCGCGGGCCTGCGTGAATGCATCCAGTGCAACGGCCACACGCTGTTCGTTTTCCTTCTGCTGGATTTCGCCCATCGACTTCATGGCGGTGGCAATAATTTCTGCTGGCTTAATCATTTCAGGTTCTCCGTGTGTTCAACCTGAATAAATTCTGCCGCGCCTCAGACAACAAGACGATTCATTACGGTTGTGGCAGGGCTGGCACAAAACACAGGCAAACCCGGCTCGCCAGAAAGAGGTCGCAGGAAAACCTCACTACCGTTTGTTTTTTTACTAATAACTGTTCACTACTGTTCACCTTAAATAAAAATATAAGTAATACAGTAAGTTAAAGGGTGAACAGTTGAGGGCATGACTGTTCACCGTCTGTTCACCACTGTTCACTAACCTTTTTTGGTGAACCTTTGGCCTTTAGACTTTTTAATGGTTAATTAGTAAGGAATTAATAAATATAAGTAATCAGAAATGGGCCATTACTTTGCCAGCATTTGCCAAAAAGTGGCCAACGTTTGCCACTGTATAAAAATCGCTCTGTTGTGTGGTCAGCTACCACAAAATGACTTGTTGCCCTGAGGCAAAATATTCACAGAATAGAGAGCTACCTGAAGCCGGACGGATACGACCGGCACTGTATGGACTTTACGAGGTAGCCCGATGCTCACAGTTTCTTTTCTCTCATATCCCGCACATTTCACGGCGCAGTTTTATTTAACTGGTGCAATTTGTGATGTCTTTAAGACTGATGAATAACTAATAACACCACCGCATTTTTCAGATTAATAAGCAATTAAAGCTCCTTTGTATATGCAATTCAGTTATGGCCGGTTTTGATTAGTTTTTACAGGTTTTGTTTTGTTTTTACCGGCCTGAAGTCAATGTTTATTTCATTAAAAAACAAACATGACCTGAAGAAAAATATACACATAATAGGGAGCTACCCGAGGCCGGTCGGACATGACCGGCACTGTATGGACTTTATGAGGTAGCCCGATGCAAACTGTTTTTTCTTCCCCGTCTTCTGCCCCTGCCGCGCCACTTATGCCGGTCTCTGACAGCGTTCAGGAGCGCTTTATTCGCCTGCCTGAAGTGATGCACCTGTGCGGCCTGTCACGCTCCACCATTTACGACCTCATCAGCCGCGAGGCTTTCCCGAAACAAATCTCGCTCGGGGGGAAAAATGTGGCGTGGGCACAGTCGGAAATCACCGCATGGATGGCTGACCGTATCGCCGACCGTAACCGGGGATATGACGCATGATGATGGCCGTTCTGCAAAAAGCCCCTTTTTCTGGCTTGCTTCTGTTGTGGGTTTCCTGGTACAGTTTTCCGGCTGCCGCAAAATCGGCAGCCGGAATTGGCGTTCCGCGTAACTTATTGGCGACACAACACGCGCCATGCGTGTTTTTTTACGTCGTGGCTCAGACACACCCATTTCCCGGGCTGTGGTGTTTATGCGTACACCATGGTTTCGTTCAGATAATGGTAGTCCGGGCGGGGCAGCCTTCGGGCTGGCCGGTTTCCAATAAGGCCGGTTACGCCAACCCCGTTCGGGCTGCCACCAGTGAAATTGGCGTTTCTTGGCGTTTCCGGTGGTAGCAATAACCGCTACTTATTGGAGGCTGCCGTCATGGCTACTATCCTCACCCCGTCATACCCTCAGTTCGTCTTTGTCTTTGCGGCCATCCGTCGCGCTGACCGTAAACCCCGTGTCCGTATGCTGCACACCGTTGCCGGTGACGAGTATTCCGCCCGCCGTGCCCTTGTCCGTGATTATGTCCTGTCGTTTGCCGGTCGCCTGCCGGTGGCGGAGGTGCGCGCATGAAAGAGCTGACCCTGACCATCACCCACGCTGACCTTGTGAGCCTTGAGCACCTGCGTAACGTCGGCCAGTTCGTCGGCGAAATGTTGCAGTTACAGGACACCACAACCGGTCACGACACGGAACAGCAGTTACAGCTCGCCTCGGTGATTCATCTCATGACTGCCCGTCTCGACGACGTGGTGGAACGCTGTAACCAGCGCTGGCTCACAGAGGAGGTACGCGCATGAAACACTCCTTACCGCCCGTATTACGTGCCGCGCTCTATCGCCGTGCCGTGGCCTGTGCCTGGCTGACCCTGTGCGCGCGTCAGCACCGTTATCCGCACCTGACCCTTGAATCGCTGGAAAGCGCCATTGCCGCCGAGCTGGAGGGCTTCTACCTGCGCCAGCACGGCGAGGAAAAGGGCCGCCTGATTGCCTGTGCCTTACTGGAAGATTTAATGGAAGCCGGGCCACTTAAGGCTGCCCCGTCACTGTCCTTTCTCGGGCTGACCGTGATGGATGAATTATGCGCCCGCCACATCACCGCGCCGGTACTGCACTGAGGGAGACCACCACAATGAAAATGAACGTAACGGAAACCGTGAAACAGGCATGCGGCCACTGGCCGCGCATTCTCCCGGCGCTGGGTGTGAAGGTCATTAAAAACCGCCATCAGGCCTGTCCGGTGTGTGGCGGCTCTGACCGTTTCCGCTTTGACGATAAGGAAGGGCGCGGGACGTGGCTCTGTAACCAGTGCGGCGCGGGTGACGGCCTGAAACTGGTTGAGAAAGTGTTCGGTGTAAAACCGTCTGAGGCGGCCCAAAAGGTGAATGCCGTGACCGGCAGCCTGCCGCCGGTTGCCCCGGAGGAGACTGCGGCCGCAGAAGCGGAAACCGGTGCCGGGCGAAAGGCGGCGGTTACGCTTGCCGCGAAGCTCATGGAGAAAACCCGCACCGCCACCGGTAACGCCTACCTGATCCGCAAGGGCCTGCCCGGTCATGAGTGTGTCATGCTGACGGCCACCCACAAAACCGGCGGCGTGACCTACAGCGCCGGTGACCTGGCCGTGCCACTGTATGACGAAAGCGGGTCGCTGGTTAATCTCCAGCTTATCAATGCAGACGGCATTAAACGCACCCTGAAAGGCGGTGCGGTGAAAGGATGCTGCCATACCCTCGAAGGGAAAGAACAGGCCGGAAAACGCCTGTGGATAGCCGAGGGCTATGCGACCGCGCTCACCGTGCATCACCTGACCGGCGAAACCGTGATGGTGGCGCTGTCGTCCGTGAACCTTCTTTCTCTGGCAAGCCTTGCCCTTCAGAAACACCCGGCCTGTCAGATTC